TTTTCCGATTTGCCATGACATCTCACTCCCCAGTGTAGTCAGGGACCGAGTGTCCGCCTGTGGTCTGACTGAGGTGTTCACAAACGTGCCTTCGCTGGGGTTAACCGGGAGGCTGGCGGCATGAGCGGCGGTTGGGAAATCGGCGATCTGGCGCTGTGCATCGCTAACCGTTTGCCGCCCCCCTACGATACGACGCCCACCAAAAAGCTCCGCGTCGGCGCAGTCTACACGGTCAACTCTGTCCGTTGGTCCACCGGCCATCAATGTGTCGCGCTCGGGTTGAACGAAGCGCGGTCGAAAGGCCTGCTCGGCGGCTGGCATGCCTGCGTCTTCCGCAAGATTACGCCGCTCGCCCAAGACGAATTCGACCGCGAGACCATCGCCCTTCTGAACGGTAGGCCCGTTCACGTGGAGGCATAGATGACCACCGCCCTCGTCCTCTGGCCCATAGGCAGCCTGATCGCCGGCATCATCATCGGCCGCTGGCTGCGCGAGAGGGAGGCCTAGATGGTTGATTGGAACCATGACGCGCTCGCCGCCGATCTCGCCCGGCGCCTCCGTACCGATGGCAAGCAATGGACGTGGCTGGACATCGCAATCGGCGCATGGTCCGGCGCTCGCCCCGACGTCATGGCCTTCCCGCGTTGGCGCTATGATGTGCCTCAGATCCACGCCTACGAAATTAAGGTCGGCCGCGGCGATCTCCTGTCTGACCTCAACAGCGGCAAGTGGCGGAAATATCTCGAACACTGCCAGTCGGTAACATTCGCGATGCCGCACGGGCTGGCAACCAAGGACGAGATTCCCGGCGAATGCGGCGTCATGTTCCGTACTGGCCGCGGATGGCGCACCGAGCGCCGGCCAACCAACATGGGCTCGGCCTGTTCGATCCAGGCGATGGCGAAGTTGCTGACCTGCCATCCTACCCGCGAGCCCTACCCCGGTCTGCCTCGTCATATGCAAGACAGCGAGGCTCGGCACTGCATTGATAACTTCCGGCGCGAAGCGGGTCAAAAGCTCGGCCATGCCCTTGCCCGACTGGCTGCGGACGTTGCTGAGGGCAAAGACCCGGCCGAACGGGCCAGAGAGCAAGCCGACACGATCATCGCTGCCGCCCAGGCGGAGGCCGTACGCGCACGTAGCGCGCTTGAGCCCATCCTCGTCGCGCTCGGCATCCCCGCCGACGTGAGCGAATGGGAAGTGGCCCGCCGCATCCGTGAGGCCGCCGCCAACCTCCACGCAGACACCCGCGTCGCCAAGGTCGAGGCCGCCTTGGACAAAGCCCGCAAGGCTCTCGACGACGTCGTTCTGCTCGCAGCGCGGGAGGCCTAGATGCACCCCTATTTCGCCACCCTCACCGCCGCTCTCAACCGCTCCATGGCTCCCGACGCCTGCGTAGCCCCTTATCCTCAGGGCGTCGGACACCTGGGCGGCCGAGCCAGCGAGTCTCATTCGCATGGGCGTCAACCCGGCTCGGCCGCCCCCTTTGTGTTCAAAAGCATTCATAACGGTTCTATTATGCAGGAGGCTCGCGAAGATCATGCCGCTTGACCCGAAGATCATCCAAATCGTGAAGTCGTCGCAGGAGCGGGTATTCCGCCTCGCCAAACGCGATCACGGTCTGACACTCAAGGCCATCAGCCTGGATAGCGGCATCGACTACGATAGCGTCTGCAACTACGCCAAGGGCGATACGCAGATGCCATTGTCGGCGCTGAACGCGCTATGTGGCATCATCCCTAACGAGCTGCTGAGCCTGCTGCTGCCCGAGCGCCATCTGATCGTCGTCGTGCCGGACGGTATCGACCACGACGAACTGGATGCCGCGTGCCGGGAATACCTGAAAGCGAAGGCCGCTGCGCATCATCCCAATTCACCCGGCGCACGCGAGATCAGCGACTGCGAGAATGTCGTGCTGCTGGAAAAGGCTGCGAAGCTGAAGGCGGTGGCGGCATGAGCGAGAGCCCCGCCTGGCGCTGCGGCCATCCCGAGACGCGCGAGAACACCACGCCGGTCGGCAAGTGTCGGACATGCTTCAACGCCTACCATCGCGCATGGGACAAGCGACGCCGCGACGACGAAAGCCCGGCAGAGCGTCATAGCCGCTATCGGATCAATTACCTCCCGCGCCAGATCGAGGCGACGGAGCACAAGCTTGCCATGCTGCGCAATGAGGCCGCGCGCCTTGGCCTGCGCGATCTCGCTGGGAGGCAGGCATGATCCAGGGCCGATCCGCGCTGACAGAGCAGTGCCGCACCGTGCTGCGGTTTATCGACGCTGAGGGTGTCACCACAGCAAAAGTGATCGCGGCGCACCTTGGCCAGCGCTCTGACACGCCGCGCAAGCATATCAAGATCTTGATCGAGCGCGGGTTTATTGTTCGGCATGGCCGATTGCTGCGGAGCCTGTCCGCGCCCGGGAATGTCGTTACGTTTGGGGGTGCGGCATGAAGCCCCGATACCGCCAGCAGCCGCGCCATGCCGACAAGATGACGGCTGACTACAACCGTACCCAAGCTTTCATGAAAATCGCTACCGCACCGTTGCACACGCTGACGGCCGCCATGGTCGAAAGCATCGCTCGGACGCACCGGATACCGGTCGCAGAGCTACAGGAGCGGCTCGGCGAACGCCGGCAGCGGGAGGGCGTGCAATGAAGCAACCGAACAAATCCTTTGCGCTCGGCCGCCTCAAGACCGGCGCCATGAATCAGACCGAGCGAGAGTATGACGAGCTGCTCGACGGCCGGAAGCACCATGGCGAGATCGCCTGGTACAAATTCGAGGGCCTGAAGCTCAGGCTCGCCGACAACACGTTCTACACGCCCGATTTCGCCGTGATGCTCAGCACAGGCGAGATGGAATGTCATGAGGTCAAAGGCTTCTGGCAGGACGACGCGCGCGCCAAAATCAAGATCGCCGCCGACATGTACCCGTTTCGCTTCATCGCCGTGAAAAAGGCTCCGAAGCGCGATGGTGGCGGCTTCACTGTGGAGGAGTTCTGATGTCCAACAGCACCGACGACAAGCTGCGCCTGCTCATCGAGCGTTACGAGCGCCTGGAAGAAGAGAAAAAGGGCATCAGCGACGACCAAAAGGACGTCATGGCTGAGGCCAAGGGTGAGGGCTACGACACGAAGATCATGAAGGAAGTGATCAAGCGTCGGAAGATGAGCCCCGACGATCGCCGCTACTTCGACGACGTGCTTGAAACCTACCAGATCGCGCTCGGGATGGCCTGATGGGCGCCGAGACCACCATCGAGAAACCGCCCGATGCTTCAGCGCTGGACGACATCCGCATCTACCTGGGGTCGATCCCGGACGATGAGTATGCGGCGCGTTCTGCCCTGCGGACTGCTCGCAACGCGTCGTCGTGGCGCGTCACGTCTGCGGAATCACCACATGCCCGGCAACTGCTCTGGATGTGCTCCGAGGCCGCGACGCAGTGGGTCTACGCGCCGGCCGATGTCGACTGGCTAGCCAGTGTCGCGAAATACTGCCGCAGCCTTCTGGCGATGGCCAATCAAGCTGAAAATCTAGGTGCGGGATGAGCCGGGTGAATGATTGGGGTGATATCGAGGAGGACGCGGCGAAAGCAGAAGCGCTGTGGGATGCACGTGCCGCCGAACTCGCGCGCGAGGAGCTTGCGAACAACGTCAAGCCGATCCGCGCTGGGGTGGAGGTTGAACCCGCGCCCCCGCCGACTTTCCTGCCTGTCATCGACTTCGCAGCATGGGAGGGCAAGGATCCCCCGGCCCGTAGGTTCGCCTGGGGTGACTGGCTGCCGATCGGCGTCACGACGATGCTCACGGCTCCGGGCGGTACCGGCAAGAGCTTGTTCGAACAAATGCTCTGTACCTGCATCGCGCTAGGGCTTCCATTTCTGGGCATGGAAACCGAGCAGATGAACACGCTCTACGTCACCTGCGAGGACGATGCAGAGGAATTGTGGCGCCGTCAGGTCGCGATATGCAAGGTGCTGGACGTGCCCGTCACCGATCTCACGGACCGGCTTCATCTCGTTTCGCTATGCGGCGAAGCGGGCACTGAACTGGCAACGTTCGATGACACCGGAAAGCTTCTCCCGACCGATAGGTGGAACCAGTTGGTCCACACCTGCATCGAGATGCAAATCAGGCTCTACGCCTTCGACAACGCCACGGATGCCATGGGCGGCGACCTCAACGACATCCATATGGTGGCGGCCTTCATCAACTTGCTCACTGGCCTGGCGCTGCGCCTCGATGGCGTCGCCATGATCGTCCACCATCCCAACAAGGCCGGCGACGACTGGCTAGGCTCGGTCGCATGGCACAATAAGGTCCGCTCACGCTGGATCATGAAGCATTCGGAGACCGATGGCGATCCCGATGGCCGCGTCATAGAAAACCCCAAAGCCAACTATGGCGCAGCGGGCGGGACAATCAGTTTTCGCTGGTTCAAAGGCGGCTTCGTTCGTGATGAGGATCTTGGCGAGGACACCGCCCGCGAGATCAATGAGAGCATCCGCGCGTCTGCCGAAAACAAGATTTTCCTCACCTGCCTCACCGAGCGACTGCGTCAACGCCGCGCAGTTTCGGAGAGCAACTATGGCCAGAATTACGCCCCCAGGGTCTTCGAGAAGATGCCTGAGAGCAAGAAGATCGGCAAGGATCGGTTGGAGCAAGCCATGGACCGACTGTTCCGTATCAACGCGATCGAGCGGGGATATTTGTGGGTGCAGAAGGGCGAAGGCAAACCCGTTTTCGGTCTCAGGGAGATCGGAAAAGGTGTCCCCGATCGTGTCGCCGGAGCCCCGGAAACCCATAGCGAGGGCTCCGGAAACATTCCGGAAACCTACCCCAAATCTCCGGAAACCTACCGGAAACACCTCCGGAAACCTACCGATAACCTACCGGAAACCTCTCCAAACACACCCCTAGGTACTACGTACCATAAGGGTTCCCCCGCTGAGGGCGGGGAACCCTCCGACGATGGAGGCGAAGAATGAGCCGCCTGCAACCGACCTTGCGAGAGGCCGAGGCGCATGTGGCTTCGATGCTGCGCTGGATCACGGCTGCGAAGGAGGTTCGCCCGTTTGGCTGCGTCGAGGCGATCAAGGCAACGCGCTGGCAGTGCGCCGAGCGTGAGCAGCCGGATGGTTTCTGGATCCGCTGGAAAGGCCACAGAGGCTGGATCGTGATCCATTGGCCTGTGAGCCGGATCGATCGGCGCTGTGACGATTGCGGCGGCATCCTCCTTGATCGCCGGGACTGTGGTGGCGACGGGTTCAACTACGATCCGCGATGGCTGACCGGCAATCCATCGAAGTGTGATCCGACACGGGAGGGCTGGGTCAAAGGGCGCTGGGTATGCCTGGCCTGCTTCAACCGCGTTCGCCCCGCCCTTAAGCGGGCTCAAGAGATCAACGAGGCCCGTCTGATGATTGGGCGGATTCAGAGGGAGGTTCGACATGCAGCTTAAGACGGCGAGCGATTTGCGGGGTTTCCTGGCTGAAGTGCTGGTCGGGATCAAATCCGGCGAGATCGACGCGAACAAGGCCAACGCGATTTCTAAGGTCGCAGCCCAGATCAACCAGTCGATGTCGACCGAGGTACAGACCAAGATCAGGCTCAAGGAGCTCGGTGAGCCCGTTGTCGGTGATATGCTTATCACAAGCAGCGTTGATGATCGTGAGACGCCACCTCAGCTCACACAAGCCGAGCCTGAACCCCCAGCCAAACCCAAGGCCGTCGTCGAGTTCACGCCACCGCGCGATGAGAAAATCTGGTGCGAGCAGTGTGAGTCCCGCGTGACGGTTGGCCAGGCTGTTGGCTGCAAGTCTGCGCACTGCAAGGCGAAGGAGGCAGCATGAACCCCCACCCCCAAGCCGAACAGGAGAATGGATGATGACCGCTGAGCAGGAGCGAGCGCAGATCGTGGCCTGGCTGCGGGAACCGGAAACACACAGCGAGATCATCAACCTCACTGCTCCCATGCGAAACAGGGATGTGATCCACGCGCTCAACAAGGTCGCATGGATTCTCGAGAATGGCGTTTGGGGCGTCCGCGAGAACATCACACCGGAGAGCGAATGATGCGTGGCCGGCCGCCAGCGACCAGGGCGCGGGTGTTGAATTACCTTGCCGAGCATCCTGGCTGCTCGATCATGCAGATCGTGCGGGGGACTGGGGCGGACAGGCGGCATGTGCAGCGGATGATGCGGGCGGCAGAAAAATCGCACGGGATGATTTTTGCCGCATAGGCAGGGGGATTCACGGCCTGTAATTGGTCTGCCGCATGGACGGCGAAGACCAAACTTCCACCTCAGAAAGCGGACGCCCCTCCGCATACCGCGATGAGTTTGCGGCTCAGGCCGAGAAACTGTGCTTACTTGGCGCCACCGACCTCGAACTGGCCGATTTCTTCGGCGTCGACGTTCGGACCGTCTATCGCTGGAAACACAAGCACGACGAATTTTGTCAGGCACTTAGGGTTGGCAAGGAAGCTCTCGACGACCGGGTAGAGCGCGGCCTGTACCAGCGCGCAGTCGGCTACAGCTTCAACAGCGAGAAGCTATTTCATTTTCAAGGCCTTATCACAAGGGCCGAGACTGTCGAGCATGTCCCGCCCGATCCTGGCGCGGCGATGAGCTGGTTAAAGAACCGGCGGGGCGATAGCTGGCGCGAGAAGGTCGATCACGATCATAAGGGCTCGGTCAATCACAGCCACGGCCTGACCGACGAAGCGCTCGCCAAAATCGCGATGGGCAAATCCTGATGCTCATGGAGCGCATCACCCCTCAGTATGCAGCGAGCGAGCTATTGCGCCGCCGCCGCGCTCGCGCCTCGCTGGTGGATTATGCTCGTTACATCGACGTGCCGGGTGCGCCTGTCACCGAAGAAGACGAAGACACCGAGGATTTCAACCCGGTCGAGACGGTTCTCGCCGAGCACCACGAGATCATCCTGAATGCCACGCAGCGCTGCATAGAGCGTCACCGCGGGCGCACGATGCTGTTCCTGCCTCCAGGCTCTGCAAAGTCCACCTATGCGACTGTGGTGGCTCCTACGTGGGCTATGGGCCGCAAGCCTGGCTTCAAGGTGATCGCGGTCAGTTATGGCACGGATCTGGCCCGCAAGTTCGGCCGCCGCATGCGGTCCATCACCAAGCAGCCAGCTTTCAACACGCTGTTTGACACAGGCCTGAGCCTGGAGAGCAGCGCAGCTCATGAATGGGCGCTTGAGAACGGCTCCGAATTCATGGGCGGCGGTATGCTCTCTGGCATCACCGGCAACCGCGCGGATTTCATTGCGATCGATGATCCGATCAAGGGCCGTCAGGAAGCCGATTCTGAGGTCACTCGCAAAAGCACGATCGACGCCTACCAGGAGGACGTTCTCACCCGCCTGAAGCCGGGCGGCTCGCTGATGATCACGCAGACCCGCTGGCACGAAGGCGATCTGGCGGGGTCTATCCTTCCTGAAGGCTGGGCTGGCGAAAGTGGCATGATCCATTGCCGCGACGGCGAGACGTGGGAAGTGATTTGCATTCCCGCAAAGGCGACCCGCGCCGATGATCCGTTGGGCCGACTGCCAGGCGAGTACATCTGGCCTGAATGGTTCGGTCGCGATCATTGGGCGCCGTTTGAACGCCTGCCGCGCACATGGTCGGCCCTGTACCAACAGGTACCCTCCCCAGACACCGGCGACTACTTCAAGCGCGAATGGCTCATCCCTGTCGATGTCATCCCGCCGCGCGCGCAGATGGCGATCTACGGCGGCTCTGACTATGCTGTGACCGCAGACGGCGGGGACTACACCGTCCATGCCGTGATCGGCGTTGCGCATGACGGGCGGATGTATCTGCTCGACCTTTGGCGCGCTCAGGCGGCGTCCGATGTCTGGGTTGATCAGTTCTGCGCCTTGGTCCGCAAATGGCACCCGATCGGTTGGGCTGAGGAAACGGGGCAGATCAAGTCTGGCGTTGGGCCATTCCTCGTCAAGCGCATGATCGAGACCGAGAGCTACACGGTCCGCGAGCAATTTCCGACCCGCGGGGACAAGGCAATCCGCGCCCAGTCGATCCGCGCCCGCATGTCGATGATGGGCCTGCATGTGCCCAAGGACGCGCCCTGGCTGTCGGACCTTGTTTCCGAGCTGATGAGCTTCCCGGTCGGGGTGCATGACGATCAGGTCGATGCGCTCGGGCTGGTGGGTCAGTTGCTGGATCGGATGGCGACGGGCGCAAAGCCCAAGGAAGAGCAGCCTCAGATACCCCGCGGGATGCTGCCTGTGCCGAAGCTGGGCGGGAGGCGGAGATGATAGGCACAGCAAGCGAGCGCCTGCTTCCCATCAGTGCGCCAGGTGCCGCGAAGAGCAGCGCCGACATCATCGATGCGATCCTTCAGGCGCAGCGCGAAATGCGCAGCTTCGACGAGAACGCGCGGCAGGTCGATCTTGTCTATTCCGGCCGCGCCGGCCTTGTCGTCAGCATCGACAATCTGGGGCTGTCGGACGACGAATACGAGACGTTTTGGGCCGCGATGGAGGTGCTCAAGCCAGCGATCTACGCGAAACCGCCGCAGGTGGTGGCTAAGCCGCGGTACTCGGACGCCACGCCAGCCCAGAAAGTCGCGGCGGAAGTCATCGAGCGCGTCATCAACAGTGAATTCGAGCGCGGCAATGTCGACTTGGCGTTGCGCGAGGTCCGCGACGATCTGGCTCTGTCGAACCGCGGCGTACTGTGGACCACCTACGAGAGCGACGATGGCAAGCGCATCTGTGTCGATCACATCGACCGCCGTGACTTCATGCATGAGCCGTCGCGGTATTGGAGCGAGGTTGGTTGGGTGGCGCGCCGGGCGTGGCTGACCGAAGACGAAATGAAGGAGCGGTTCGAGCCGCATTCTGGCGATGCATACAAGTCCGCGGGCTATGAATCGGCCCGGCGCGACTTCGACGACGGGGCGCAGGACGATAGCCAGAAGGCTGCGGTCTGGGAGGTCTGGTCCAAGACTCTGAACCGCGTGTTCTGGGTCAGCGAGGGCGTCGATGTCATGCTCGACGAAGGCGCGCCCCACATGGATCTGCGCGACTTCTTTCCATGCCCACGGCCAGCCTATGGCACGCTGAAGCGCCGGACCCTGGTGCCGATCCCGGATTACGTGCGGTATCAGTCGGTTCTCGGTCAGATCAACCTCGTCACGGCGAGGATTTACACGCTGCTGGACCGCATTCGGCTCGTTGGCCTGTTGCCGGCGGGCGGTGACATTGGCGACGCGCTCGAAACCGCGATGAGCGAGAATGTCGACGCCATGTTCATCCCGGTACCTAGCGCCGCCATGACTGGCACGGGCGATTACATCCAGTGGGTGCCGCTCGATATGGTCGCCACAACCATCCAGGGGCTCATCGAAGCGCGCACACAGCTCTTTGCCGACTTCGATCGCCTGTCGGGAATCTCCGACATCATGCGCGGCGAGACCGAGGCAAACGAAACCCTTGGCGCCCAACGCATCAAGACGCAGTACGGTTCGATCAGGGTCAAGGACAAGACCGATGAGATCGTACGGGTCTCGCGCGATGCCGCGCGCATCGCCACCGAACTGGTTTGCGTGCGCTTCGATCAAGATACCCTGCTTGATATCGCCCAGATGGAAATTCCGACCAGTGCCGATGTGAAGCGCGATATCGACGCGCTCACAAAGGCCGCGAAGGAAGAGCTCGAGGCGCTCGACAAGAAGGCCAAGGAGGCCGCGGAACAGGCCCGGCAGTCGGGGCAGCAGATCGATCCGGCCCAGGCGCAGCAGATGCTCACACAGGCCCAAGCGCAGATTGCCGAGAAGTATCGCCCGCAGTTCGAGCAGTTGCAGAACACCGTCGTCGTCGAGGACGTGATGGAGTTGATCAAGGATCGCCGCGAGCGAGGGCTTGTCATCGACATCGAGACCGATTCCACGGTGATGGTCGACGAGATGGCCGAGAAGCAGGCCCGCAATGAGCTGTTGACGGCTTTCTCGTCTGCGATCTCTGCGCTTCTGCCGTTGTTCCAGATCGGCGAGCCTGGCGTAAAATTGGCCGTGACGATGCTCGGCTTCACGTTGCAGCCCTACACCCGTGGCAATCGCCAGATCCAGGCGCAGCTCGATGAATTGATCGAGCAGGCTCCCGAGATCGCGCAGAAGATGGCTGCGCAGAACGACAAGGGCGATGACCAGGGTCTTGCCGAAGCCAACAACAAGCTGGCTGAAGCAGAGACGATCAAGGCCAAGGCTGCGATGGCAGGCGTGGAGGCCAAGTCCGCGCTCGATAAGGCCGAAATGCAGCGCAAGCTCATGCAGATGCAGCAGGACGCTCAGGCCCAGCAGCAGAAGTCTCAGGCCGATATGGCGAAACTTCAGCTTCAGCTTCAGAAGCAGACCGACGATGCTGCCGAACAACAGGCCAAGATCGACAACCTGACGGCCAAGACTGCGGAAATCCTACATTCCATTGGCCTCAACGAGCGCAAGCAGCAACTCAGCGAATATCAGGCGGCTGAGCAGTCGCAGACCACTCAGGTGGACCAAGCCATGCAGGCCGAAGGCATGCAGCAGGATGCTGAGTTCCGCGGCGCCGAACTGCAGCGCGCCGAACGCGGCGAGGACCGCGCGGATCGGCAGCAGGATTTCAGCGAGCAGTCTGGCGACCGACAGATGACCTTGGCTGAGCAGCAGGCACAACAGGAGACCCCAGATGGCAACAGGTAACGCGCGCCGCTTTCAAGAACTGGGCGTCGTCGGCCCACTGGCAAGAGAGCTGGCGGCCCAAATCACGGCCAGCACCGGCAATATCCGCCGCTTGCAAGAATTGGGCATCCAGAGCCGCGCTGCGCGCGTCATGGCGGCGTCGGTCGTCTCACATACGGTCAGCCTAAAGGCTCTGACCGAGGCCGGTGTCGCGCCTGTCGAGGCCAAGGAATTCGCGGCTCAGATCGCGTCTTAAAAGCGGGGGAAAAGGAGAAAGACGATGAACAAGGAAATCAAGGAAACCGAAGAGGGCAAGAAGGCCCGCGAAGCCTTGGAAAAGCTCCAGGAAAAGGACGGCTCCAATCTGAGCGACGCGGCGCAGTCAAACGAAGGCCTGCTTCACCGCACGCGCGACCTTTCCAAAGACGAGGTGAAGGCCTCGATCGACGCGAACAATCCTGCCGGCAGTCACGCCGCCTATCAGGACGGCAAGAAGCCGAAGCAGCCCGAATAATGGCCAGCCTCGTCCGTATAGAGCCCGCGCTGTTCAATGCGGACGAGGCATGGTTCGTGTTCGACGATGGGCGCAGGTACTTGCGCAAGCGCGAACAGCCGGAACCCACGCCGCGAGGCCCAATGATCATTGGTGATAGCATTTCCCCAGTGATGTCGATGGCGGATGGGCAGACTTACGACAGCAAGTCCGCACTCTTCCGCACATATCGAGCGGACGGCAATCCACAGGGCGTGTCCTACGAATGCACAGGCAACGAGGACACCACCAAGTTCGAGCGACCTAAGCGCGACAAGGCGAAATCCATGGAGGCGATCAAGCGCGCCATGGGCGATCTTTGAGGACAACACGATGGAAGATCTGAGCACCAACCTCACGCCGGCTGAAACTCCCCAGCTTTCGACGCAGTTGAACGACCCGGATCGCGCAGATGTCGGGCAACCAACGAAGGTTGAGGCGCCCGAGCCAAAGCCTGAGCCAAAGCGCCCCGCAACTCGTATCGATGCGATCGACCGGGCAATGGCTGATGTGGAGAAGGCAAATAAGGCCGCAGAGCCCGTTGCTGAGGCCGATGCCAAGACAGCCCCCGAGGTGGAAGCGGCCAAGCCCAAGCCCGAACCCGAGAGCCAGGACGGCGAACCCACCACGGATCAGGCCTCTGAAGCGCGAGAGGCTGATGCAGAACAGCGTGCCGAGAAGGTGCGCCAGGCCAACGGCGACGAAATCAAGCCACCGCCTTACATGTCCGACGACAGCAAGAAGCGGTGGAGCAACGTCCCGCACGCCGTGCGTCGCGACTTCGAGAAGCGAGAGGCGCAAGTGGCCGAGGTCACCAAGCGGTACGACCGGCTGCGCGATTTCGATGAACTCGCGACCTCCAATGGGCGCGACCTGCGCGACAGCCTGGCCACGGTTCACCGCTTCGAGAACATGATGCGCGCCAATCCCATAGCCGCGCTCAACATGGCATTGCAGGAATCCGGCCCGCGCAAGGCGGATGGTTCCCCGCTCTCCATCGAAGATGTGGCGCATCACATCGTCAGCCTCGGGCCGCAGGGATACCAGCAGGCCATGACCCAGGCGCAGCAGCAGATGCGCGCTCAGGAGCAGCAGCAGCAGACCGCCCAGCAACAAGCCATGTCAGTCAAGGCGCAGGCCGAAGAGCAGGCGCTGCAGCGGTTCGTCATCGACCCGTTCATCGCCTCTCATCCGCGCTACTCCGAGATGGAGGGCACTATTGCGTATTTTCTGCAACATGGTAATCTAGAGCCGAGCCTGGACGAAATTGGCAAGCTCCAAGCGGCTTATGACATGGCTGAACGCGTACACGGCGCGTCTTCACAGTCTTCCCGCTCCGACCGCCAACCGCCCGCCTCACCTGATCGCGTTGACCTCTCCAGCGATCTCGGCCGCGCTGACCCCGACTTCAGCGGCTCCCGCTCCGTAAAAGGTGCTCCAGCTTCCGGTGTCGATGTTTCGAACCGTCGCAGGGGCAAGATGTCACGCACCGAGGCCATCGATGCCGCGCTCGCGGACTTGGGCTTCCAGTAAAGGTTTCAGGCAATGGCTTTCGTCACCAGTGACCGCCAGTATCGCCAGGTTCTGTCCACGTCGCTGGCGTATCGCTCGCCCGACATTCAGGATCTGGTCTTCAACAGCGATCCCGTTTCCGCGCTACTCAAGCGTCGCGGCAAGTTCAAGACCTATTCCGGCCCGGAGATTCGCGTCTCGCTGCAGATCGACAAGCTCGGCGGTCAGTGGTTCACCGGCTACGATTATCTCGACGCACAGCCGAAAGAGTTGCTGAACGACGCGGTCTTCACGCCGAAGAACCTGGCGGTTGGTTTCTCGCTGACCGGCACCGAGCTGCTGGCGAACGAGGGCAAGACGCGCATTCGCAATCTGCTCGACGAGTACATGGAGACGGCCGAGAACTCGATGGCCGATCTCTGGGAAGCTGCGCTCCACGGCGACGGCACCGGCGACGCTGGCCGCCAGATGATTGGTTTTGGCGGCGCCATCCCGATCAACCCCGCCACCGGCACTTACGGTGGCATCGACCGCGCGCTCTATCCGATCTGGCGCACTTCCTACTACAACGTCCCCGGCGGCGATTTCCCCGATATCGGCACGACCTGGGACAGCACGACTTGCCGTCCGATCCTGGAACGCATCGTTGCGCAGCGTTCGAAGGGCCGTCGCCACGCATCGGTCGCAGTTGCCGATCTCATCTCCTACCAAGCGGTTTCCGCCTCGATGGTCGCCCACCAGCGCATCCAGCGCTCGGACGGCGGCGATGCGACGCTGGGGTTCAACGGGCTCGAAGTCGCGACGCCCGCCGGCAACATCGAACTGTTCTGCGCCACCGGCGTCGGCAACGTCATGCCGGCCAACACGATCTACGGCCTCGATCTTGAAGGCCTGAACGTGATGTATCACCCGAGCCGGAACATGGTCCCCTTGTTCCCTGGCGACGGTGCGCAGCCGATCAATCAGGACGCCATCGCGCAGTTCCTCGTCTGGAACGGTGAACTCGTAAACAAGAACCCCCGCTTCCAGTGGCGGCTTCGCACGGCGTAAGGAGACGCAATCATGGCTTTTCGTATCACTCCCTCGCTCGGGCCGGGCATCGAGACCGTCATTCCCGCGGGCGGCGTCTGGTTCGATATCCCTGGCGCGATGGGCCTCATCAGCCCGCGTCTTGGCTCCAAGGTCGTCGGCTCCGATGGGCATGACTATGTGCTCGTCCAGGCCTCCGCGCTTATCGCTGCTGCGGCTGCGCCGGGCACGCAGGTGACGATCACCGAACCGGCCTTCACCGCGGCTGCTGGCGCTGGCGGCTTCTATGCGCCGAACAGCACCTTGGCCCCCAGCGGCGTCCCCTCGGGCGGGTTCTTCTGGGCCCGCAAGGGAACCATCTAATCCACCGGGCCGGGGTAACACCCGGCCCCACTTCCAGAGGCTCCCATATGTCGCTTCAGTTCTCCGAGATCCCGCGCGACCAGCTCAACCGTTACGATATCGGTGACAGCCGGCGCCACACCATGACGCCGTTTTTCAGCTACCAGAACGTATTCAACGAGGTGCAATCGCGCCTTGCCGGAAAGCCCGTCTACGAACTGAAAGCGATGGTCGAAATCCGCTTTGCGGGCAATCCGCAGTATCGGCCCATGATGGGGGTCGATGAGCAGGCGGAGATGGACGATAACGGTCGGATCGTGACCTGGGCCGAGAAGTTCAAGGATCAGTATCAGGCATTCGTTGCCGGTGCCGCGCAGGAAGCTGAGGGCACGCCGCTGGAAGAGCTTCTGCCCTACGGCATCAGCCAAGCGCAGCTCTCCATGTGCCGCGCGCTCGACATCAATTCGATCGAAGCGCTATGCCATCTCGAAGGCCCTGCCATGAAACGGCTTGGCCAGGTCGGCAACGACATCAAGCCCATGGCAAAGCGTTTCATGGATGCGCGGAACGACGGCTCCCAGGCACAGCGCGAGATCAACGAACTCAAGCGGCAGATTGCCGCGATGGGCGGTGCGCCCGACGTTACTGAAGTGGCCGAGGACGACGAAGATGCCGACGATGCGGCAGATCAATTCGCCGATCGCAGCGACGCCGACCTCAAAGACGAAATCGCGCTGCTGAACGACGGGAAGCGGCCGCAAGGCAATCCCTCGCGGGCCACCCTGGAATCGATGCTGTCCGCGCTGAAGGCCGAGTAACATGGCGATCCTCGCCGCGCTTCAATCGGCGAGTACGCGCCTGCTCGGCCAGAAGCTGACCACGTTTTTCGGGTCGACCGATACGTTCCAGATCGAGCTATGCGATCTCGTAAATGAGGCTGCGCAGGACATCGCTAAGTATCGCGACTGGCAAGCCCTGGTGTCGTCTGCGACCATCGCCTCGGATGGGTCGACGGCTGCGTTCCCGCTACCGGCCGACTATGACCGGATGATGCTCAACGCGGGCGTACAGAACTCGGCGGCGCCATTCTGGGGTTACCAACGCTTCATCGATCTCAACGAATTTGCCGCAATTGCCGACTTCCCGATAATGCCCGGCGCATGGGCGATCTATGGCAATGCGCTGCATTTCTCGCCAGCCCCATCGCAGACCGCGACGTATCCCTATATCGTTAACACCTGGGCGGCATCCTCGAGCGGCACACGCAAGGCCGCGTTCGACAACGATTCCGATTCATTCCTTTTGCCCGAGCGCCTATTGACGCTGTGGCTGGTCTGGCGCTGGCGAGAGAACAAGAAGCAGGACTCCACCGGCGATATGGAGGCCTTTGCGCTGGCGCTTGATCAGTATGCAGCAAAGGACGGCGGATCACGCATCCAACGTTATGGCGGCCGAACCGTCTTCAGCCGCACGCGGGTGGCGTATAGCGGCATAGCGTCCTGATGTACGCCCGCACCGCCAACAAGCCCCGCCCCCGCACGGCACAGGTCACCAGTTTTGCAGCCCCGATCGCAGGATGGATCGCCAATCGTGCGCTGGCCATTCCGCAGTCGGCTCAGCAAGGCCCTGGCGCCGCAGTGCTGGACAACTACTTTCCGCTGTCGTCTTCGGTGAAGCTTCGCCGCGGCCGGCAGACGCATGTGACTCTAGCGGAGACCACGCAGGACGTGGCTTCGATGTTCTCCTATCGCAACGGCAACAATCGCGACATTTTCGCGGCGAACGACACCAAGATCTACCGCGTGACCTCGGTTGCTACCTCTGTCGTGACAGGCAAGACCGGCGGCGATTGGTCCACGACACAATTCGCGACGACGGGCGGCGTGTTCCTCGTCGGCGTGAACGGGCTCGATACCGGGTTTCTCTACGACGGCACGACGTGGGCCGCGCTGGCGGTTACGTTCAGCGGCGGCGTGACGACGGCCGATATGTCGCATGTCTGGGTCTACAAGAACCGCCTGTGGTTCGTCGAGAAAGACAGCCTGAACGTCTGGTACATGGCTGTCGATGCCATAGCGGGGGCCGCGACGATATTCCCGCTTGCCGGCGTCCTCCCGTTGGGCGGTTCCATGATGTTCGGTCAGACCTGGAGCCTGGAGGGCGGCGCGGAAGGCGGCCTTTCGGAACAATGCATCTTCGTCTCATCCGAAGGCGAGGTGGCAGTCTACCAGGGCGATGATCCCGCAGCAGCGGCAACTTGGCAGAAGGTGGGCGTATACCGGATCGGCAGGCCTGTCGGTAAGCGCGCGTTCTTCCGTGGCGGTGGCGACCTTGCTATTGCTACCAGCGTAGGGCTCATCCCGCTGTCGAAAGCGATATCGCTGGACATCACGGCGCTGACCGCGGCGTCGGTGTCGTTCAACATCTCGGACGCCTGGCAAGAGGCCATTCGCGAGCGCGGCATGATCGATTGGCAGTGCGCGCTATGGCCTGAAGAGAAGATGGCTATCGTTGCGCCGCCCAATCCCGCCGGGATCAATATGCCGGTGCTCTTCGTGGTGAATGCCGAGACGGGCGCTTGGTGCCGATTCACCAATTGGACGGCGCGGTCCATGGAAGTGTTCGAAGGGCGCCTCTACGTCGGGTCGGAGAATGGCGAGATATTCCTGGCGAACGTGGGCGGCAGCGATGAGGGCGTCACCTATACCGGCGTTATAGTGCCGCTGTTCAACGACCTGGGTTCTCCTGCCAGCCTGAAGGTCGGCAAGATGGCACGCGGGGTCAGCCGATCCAGCGTTTCGGTAAACGCCCGAGTCACGATGACATCCGACTTCAGCAAGACCGTGCCGGCGCCGCCGAACGCTTCGAATGTGGTGGTGCCGAGCGTGTGGGGAACCGGAGTTTGGGGAACCTCGATCTGGGGTGGCTTCAATTCGTCGGTCATCAACCAGGGTTGGGCTTCTATCGGCGGCACAGGCTATGCGTTATCGCTGGTCTACCAAGTTACCTCGGGCAGCGTTGGTCCGGTCGATGACGAGCTGATCAGGCTGGACATGACCTATACCGTTGGTGAGGCGGTGACGTGATCGTCGCCGATGAACGCGTGGCTCGGTTTGTGTCTGAGCAATTGGGCTTCGGCCTGTGCCCGCCATATGCCGCCATCGGCATCGAGCGCGATGGAGAGATCGTGGCCGGCGTGTTGCTGAACCACTTCGAAGGCGCCGATCTGCATGCCACGGTTGCCGGCAAGGGCTGGACTAAGGGCCTGCTGCGCGCGATCGGCAGCTATGTGTTCGATCAGCTCGGTTGCGAGCGGATTACCGCGGTGACGCGCTGCGAGGATGTCGCGGCGATAGGGCGGCGGCTTGGCGGACAGGTGGAGGGGCGGATGCGGTCACACTTCGGAGCCGGGCATGACGGGATTGTGCTGGGTATTCTTCGGTCTGAGTACCGCTATTGAATTAGCAGCGCCTTCGGGCTATTGTTCCTCATCTCGCGCGGGCTGGACTCCACTTCACTGCGCTTCCACACAAGGAAGCGTTGAAAAGTGGTCTCAACCCCCAAGCCACCAGATCCGATGCAGACGGCCCAGGCCCAGAGCGGTTTAAATACCGACACGGCCTTGACTCAGCAACTCACCAACATGGTGGACCAAAATAACCCGTGGGGCAGCGTCGGCTACAGCCAAAACGGAACGACCGGTTTCACGGACAGCACCGGCCGATATCGCGAGATCCCCCAGTTCACCCAGACCACGACGTACAATCCCGAGCAGCAGGCGATCTTTGACAAGACGACGCAGGCTCAGACCAATATCGCCGGCATTGCGCAGGATCAGTCCGCGAAGCTCGGGCAGTACCTCAACACCCCGTTCCAGTTCGATAACCAGGACGCTGCGAATTGGGCCTATGACCTCGCGCAACAGCGCATTGCACCGCAGCAGCAGCAGGCACAGGATGCACTACGCACGCAGTTGATCAATTCGGGCCTGCGCCCTGGCACTCAGGCTTGGGACAGCGAGATGACGCGCCTGTCGCAGGCGAACAATGATCAGAACAACCAGCTTGCACTGACAAGCCGCGGGCAGGCGTTCGGCGAGGCGCTGGCGACGCGGAATCAGCCACTTAATGAGATTACCGCGCTGCTTTCCGGGTCGCAGGTGTCCAACCCCGGCGCTGTGTCTTCGCCCACACCGCAGGCTCAAGTCGGCGGCGTGGATTATACCGGGCTCGTAAGCCAGAACTACCAGACGGAGGCGGCGAATGCCGGCGGGGCGCTGGGTGGCTTGTTCGGCCTTGCTGGCTCGCTGGGCAGCGCCGGAATTAAGGCCGGAATGTTCTCCGATATCCGTCTCAAGACCGATATTACCCGCGTCGGCACGCTCGATAACGGCCTGCCAGTCTATGCCTACCGCTATAAGGCTGGCGGCCCAATGCAGATCGGCGTCATGGCGCAGGAAGTGGCGCAGATCAGGCCAGAAGCGGTGATGATCGACGATGCCAGCGGATATCTCATGGTCGACTATTCGACGGCGGTGCACTGATGGCGTGGCTCGGACCCAAACCGCAGTTCTACGGCAACCAGATGTCGGTTGCAGCCGATCCTACGGTTGCGCCCGTGCAGAACATTGCGCCGCCTGATGCCTTCACCTGGGCTGAGGGCGGACAGCGTTTGACGCCGGATGAACTGGCGAACCGGCGCGCAATCGCGCAATCGCTGATGAAGTCCGACTATTCGCCGGTTTCGAGCGTCTGGCAGGGGCTTGGCCGCGTGGCCGACAATGTGCTCGGTGCGATCGATGCGCGGCAGCTCGACAAGCAATCCGATGCCGCAGCGTCGCGCTCGAATGCGGTGGCGCAGGCGTTGCTTGGCAAGGGCGGCGGTGATGTCGCGGCGCAGGCGCTTGTTGATCCGTATCTGGACGAGAATACCCGCGGCCTTGCCAAAATGCAGTGGGAGCGGGCGAATCCGAAGCCGGCGAACAATGATACGATCAACGACTACAACTTCATTGCCCAAACGCTTGGTCCCGAGGCGGCGAACAACTACCTGCGCAACCTTGGTGACCCGATGGTCAATATGTCGCTGGGGGGCGACCGGTTCATCAGTGGGCCGCGGTCTATGATTCCGGGGATCATTGGCGGGGGTCAGCAGGGCGGCGCACAGCCGCCACCGGCGACTTTACCGCCTGACTTCGACTTCGACGCGGGAGGTCCGTCGCAGCCCGCGGCGGGTAACTTTCGCCCCTCAGGCAACCCCCTCGATCCAGGGCCTTAAGATGCAGGGTAACATCGATCTTCACAGCCGCCCTATCGTTCGCAACCGTGACGGCAGCATTTCAACCGTTCGCTCAATCAGCATCGGGACGAATCAGGGCGAAGTACTGATTCCGACTGTCTCGGACGATGGCCGGATTATGTCTGAACGCGAGGCCATTGAAACTTATCGCCGCACCGGCAGGCATCTGGGGATCTTTGACACACCCGGCGCAGCAACGGCCTATGCGAAAAACCTACACAACCAGCAAGCGGCTGAATATCTGCCGCAAGTAGGCGGGATGTTTCCCGATCCCATGAAGGCGCCTGGCACGATGACCAGTGGCCGCCGCACCATCGAGGGCAATCGCATCGTGGGAGGCAAGTCGAACAGCCACCACCTCAACGGCGATGCGGCCGATTATGCCGGCGTCAGTGAGGACGCGTTGCGCGCCTACTTCGGCAGCCGCGCGCGCTATCTCAATGAGGGCGATCACGTCCACGTGACGTTGCCGGGATATGGCCGCGTCCCATTTTTTGGCAGGAACGGAACCCGCTGATGGCTGAGCAGCGCAACTATCAGGGCCATGTTTACACGCGCAATGCGCCGGGCGAACCTTGGGTTCTCTCGGGGCAAACGCCGCCATCGTCCCCTGCTCCTGGTGGCGTGTATACCTTGCCGCAGTCGCCCCAAGCGCAGCGCGATGAAGGCCGCAAGGACGCCGGCCTTCAGATGGAGATGGAGCGGCTTCGCCTCGCTCAGCAGCAGGCGGCGCTCGCGGCTCAGCAGGCAAACAAGCCTCCTGCCGGGTATCGGCTTGCTGCTGATGGGAAAAGTCTTGAGCCCATCCCGGGCGGACCTGCTGACCCCAGGACGTTACAGGCCGCGACCAAGCCGACAGTGACCGCTAAAGAGCGTGCCGATGCCATCCAGGGCTATCAGAGCGGTGCATCCCTTGACCGCCTCGTTGCGGATCTGCGTGCAAAGTATGCGGCAGGGCCTGGTGCGACCAAAGGCGTCTATGGCGTTCAGGATTACTTTCCCACCGAGGCCAACAAGCAATTCGATTCCGCAGCTAACGCTGCGCGGGGTATCGTCGGGACAGCGCTCGGCTTCACCGGAGGTCAGCTCAATACCGCGACGGAATCGGAAGCGTCTGTCGGGCCTTACTTGCCTCAGGCTGGGGATCGTGATGACGTAATTGCCGACAAAATCAACCGGCTGTCCGCAATCGCAAATGATGCCCGGTCGCGATCAGTCGCGATCCTTGGGGGCATTCCCGATGCCAACGGCGTTGTAACGCCCATGCCCGCTCAGCCCGCGCAGAACGCTATGAGCGCCACCTATCTGTCCCACGGCGATCCAATGCAGGCCGCAGGGAACATGGCAACGACCGGAGCTGTTGCTACCCCGAAGCCAATGCAGGCGGAATACGACGCCTATATGGCGCAGAATGCCCGCAACCTCGATCCTAATGACTATGTTCGTTTCCGCATCGGACTGGATCAAAAGTACGGCTATCCTGCAGACGCTGCCAAGGCTGACGAGTATCGCTCATATGCGGAGCGCGCGCGCGCCAAAGGTCAGCAGGGCGGCACGATCAATACGTCCATTCCTAGTACCTCTCGGCCGCTGTCGTCGAATGAGCAGCAGCGCAATAATTTGGTGAGCAACCCGGAGGTCGCGGCTTTGCTGGGGGCTCTCGATACCGGCGGCTTCGGCGGTGTATCAGCCCTTGCGCCTGATAAGATGGCGGCAATGGGCGATGAATACGCGCTCCCCATGGCGCTTGGCCAGATTGGCGGAAGCATCGGCGGAACCGCTATGCTCGGCAAATTGGGTAAGGAGACTTTTGGTCGCGTCGCGCCTGCATTGATGCGCGGCGGCAAGATGGCGCAAGCGGGTCGCAATCTGGCTACCGATGCTATCTATTCCGGCGTCTATGGTGGTAACACAGGGCAAGACCCGCTGACCAGCGCTGCGCTGGGAGCGATTGGCAGCGGCGCAGGCCAAGGCGTGGGCGGAGCGATTGGGGCTGGCCTGCGCGGGGCTAGCGTCTCGCCGGTTGTCCAGGCCCTCAGGGATCGCGGCGTCCGCATGACGGCTGGGCAAACGCTCGGCGGCCTGCCGAAGTCTATCGAAGATGGCATGACCAGCCTCCCGGGCGTGGGTGATCTGGTCAATGCGCGGCGCTTGGAGGGTTTCCAGGACTTCAATCGCGCAGCGTTCCAGGAAGCTGGCGCCCCTATCGGGGCCAATGTTACGGGCATTCGTGAGGAGGGCATCAACCAACTTCTGGACCCCTCCACAGGCGCAATTCCCAAGGCCTATGACGCTGCCACAGCGGGAGTAACCGTTCCGCTCGATCCGCAATTCTTTGCTGACATGCAAGGCGTTGCGCAGTTGCAGAGTAAGCTGCCCGCTGATTACGCCGCTCGGTTCGATGTTCTAGGCCGTAATCGACTTGGTCCGATTATCGGCGACTATACGCCCACGCCCCCCAACATGGTGGGGGGCCTTCCGCAAAAGGGCGTGGTTCCTGCCAACATCGGGGCGGACGGCAAGGTGTATATCGGCGATCCTGGCACGTCCCATTTCCATGTCACCGAGAAGTATCCAGACGTGCAGTTCGGGGGGGCCACCGGCTTTGTCTCCCCTGAGGGGCGATATCTCAACCGAGAGGAAGCGCTTGATTATGTGAACAGCAACGGAGATGCCGTGCGCCCTTCCGAAAATATGGGCGGCCAGCTGGACTCGCTGGATTATCGCGAGCAGGCACGTGTAAGGCCTGCGGCCGGCGCCCCCCCCCCGGAGCTCACGGGTGGCGATTATCAACAAGCAATGCGCGGCTTTAAGGCGTCTAGGGCCAGTGCTGGTGGCGCAGCGCCTGGCTTTGAGCAGGAATATCGCGATGCCGTAACCGGTGCTATGGATGCCCTCAAGGGGCAAATGCAGCGGGGTGGCGGCAGTTCAGTAGTGAAGGCGCTCGCTGATGCGGATAAGGCTAACCGCCTCGCCAAGACGCTTGCGGCTGCATCTGGTGCGGCAAAGAACGGGGCAAGCACAGGCGAATTACAAACCTTCTCGCCTGCCCAGCTCAACACCGCTGCCTATGCTACCGCCAAGAAGTTCCGCGGCGAGCGCCCCTTCGCTGATCTGGCTGATGCCGGGCAGGAGGTGCTGCCGTCGAAAATCCCCGACAGTGGGACCGGCCGCCGCGTTGCGCAGATGCTTGTCGTTCCTGGCGCATTGGGCGGGACTGGCGCGGGTGTGGGCTATGTTGCCGGGGATACGCAGCAGGGCGCGCTCACGGGGGCCGTAACCGGCGCTCTACTGGCTATCGGTGGAACCCGTAAGGGGCAAGACCTGATCGTCAAGGCGCTCACCGGCAGGCCCGATGCCGTCAAGTCCCTCGGACGGAAAATAGGGCAGCATTCTGGGTTGCTCGGCAGTGCGGCGGTTCCACTCGCGCTGAAAGCAGGCGAGTAGTGCGGCGAACTTGCCGTCATCACTGGCGTCTTTCAGTGCAATCCAAACCGCCACGATGAGCGACTTCCAGAAGATGATCCACCCGATGCTCAGCATTTAGCAATGCTACAGCATTGGCACGATAGGCGCTAGTCCACCCTTTTATCCAGCCTCCGACCGTGCTAGAACAGGGCATCACGCAGGGCTGGACTCCACTTCACCTGCATCCACCAGCATGGATGCGGAGTTCTGATGCCACGCGATCTCAACGGTGCGTATTCTCTGCCTAACGGCACAATCGTAAACACCGGCGATACGATCATCCCCGGCCAGCACAACCCGCCATTCAACGACGTGGCGGACGCACTGTCGGGTTCGCTCAGTCGCGATGGCCTGGGCGGGATGCGCGCCGACCTTTCGCTCGGTAACTTCAAAATTACCGGCCTCGGCAATGCGACAGCGGCAAACGATGCAGTCGCATTCGGGCAATTGAACGGCCTCGTCGGCACGGCGTTTACCAGCCCCAATTTCCTGACTGCCGGTGCCGTCGTGCTGCGGGATGCGCTGGGGAACCCCGGCTCCGTATACCTTCAGGCCACGACGAACGATGGCGTCACTCAGTACGCCTTCATCCGATTCTCAAGCGGCACCATGGCCTTCTCTGGAAACATCTGCCCCGAACTCGACGCCGTGTTTGGCTGCGGGCTCCCTTCAAATCGCTGGAACACCGTCTATGCGGTGACGGGCGCGATCAACACGTCGGACGAGCGGGACAAGACCTGGCGCGGCGCCATGAATGCGGCCGAGCACAGGGCCGCCAAGCGGATTTTCGACGAACTCGGCTTCTACCAGTGGAATGATTCCATAGCCGAGAAAGGCTCGGCGGCGCGCTTCCACTTTGGGCCGCGCGCCCAACGCGTCTGGGCCGTGATGGCCGGCGAAGGTCTGATCGATCCCATCGAGAACGGCGGCCCCAACAGCTCCAAGTACGCCTTCCTTTGCTACGACGAGGGCGAGGAAATACCTGACGGTCGCTTCGGCATCCGGCCCGACGAACTGTCGATGTTCTTGGGCGCCTCCATTCATGCCCGCCTTGCCGCGCTTGAGGCAATCTGATGGCCGGCATCCCCGTCGTCATCGCCGCCAATGGCCGCGGAATACCGGTCAGGCAAGTGACGAGCGGTGCATCGGTGATGACGATCGCCGCGAGCGGCTATGGCATGCCGATCGTATTCAGCGACCGAGGCGCGCCGTTTATCGTCCAGGGCGGCACCCCCACGCCAACGCCAACAGCGCCCTTCGTAGCTACTGGACCCGCCTATAACGGCACCGCAGGATCTGGCTATTCCGGGTCTCCCCCTACTGTCGTCACTGGCAAGGCTACGCTCAAGCGCCTCAACCCCGATGGCGGCTTCATCGGGGCGGATGATCCGACCGGGATGATTGTCGGGGTCCATGGCTGGGCTTCCAAGGCGGACGGCTCGGGCGGCGCAGCTTCGGTCACCGTCAACTGCTACTTCGAGGGTAACGTTTACGCGAACGTGCCGCTCACCTTCCAGACCTGGACCAGCGCCTACGACGGTGTGACCGTGGTTGGAGCGTGGGGCTACTGGGTCAAGCTGGACCCTACGGTCTATACCGCAAATGGCCCAGCGAACATGTATTGGGAGATTATCCCCACGGACGCCCCTGCGGAGAAGACCGTTATCGGCCCGCATTGGTATGGCCGCCAGGCGGTTCTCCGGCCCGTCGTCACCTATGTCACGCCTTCGCGCGTGATCGCCGACGCCTTTCCGAACTACAAGACCCTCACCGCCGCGCTGGGCTACATGCGGACCAACAGCGTCGTAAACGGCGAGATCGTGCTGACCGAGACGTCAAGTGCGTATGACGTAGCTGTCAATGCGCCGGGAACGCCGGTTGAGAACTTCCCTTACGACGGTCTCGACAAGGGCCGCATGGTCGTACACCCCGCACCGGGGATTACGGCGACAATCGCACATGCTTCGTTCGCGACTGGCGGCGCGATCAGGCCTAAGCGCACCGGCCTTACCTTCCGGGGCTGCCGTATCGACATGGCGAACTTCGGCAGCATCGCAACCGAGAGCGTCGCCACTCAGCACGCCATATGGTTTGATGGCTGCGAGATATTCTCGAGTACCGGCCGCTACAACATCAACGCGCTCAATTATATCGAGGGTTTCGGCCAGCAGTGTTTCTTTACCGAATGTAACATCCATGACCTGCTTTGGGGACCTGTAAGCTCCCAAGGTATTCAGCTTATTCGCAACTGCAAGGTTCAT